GCGACGACTCAGAGCGATTCTGATGCGGAAGCGACCAACGCAGCAATTCTCGCGGCTCTTGAGCAACGCGAATTGTTAAAACTCCTCGACAAACGCCTGAAAGGTTAATCATGTCTCAAGTCATTCTCGAAAAATTGGATGCCATCGAAGCTAAACAAGCTGAGAGCATCGTGGCTGTTGAAGCCAAAATCCCTGCTGCTATCGAAGCTGTTAAAGCCGAGATGAGCGAAATGGTTGCTGCTTTGGAAGCCAAAGTTGCCGCTATTCCTGCTCCCGCAGTTCACAAAGAAAAAGCCAAGTCAGTTCGCGCTGATGTGAACCGTTCTGTGAAAGAACAGCTCAAGGCAATCGCCGAAGGCAAAAACACTCTTGAGAAACAACTGCAAGTTTTCGCAGACGAATCTCAAATGGAAGCCTACATGACAGAAGCCTCGGCTCTGACTGCTGGCGGTAACAACCAAGGTGGTCGTACTGGCTATGACCCTGTGTTTGCTGCTTTGCGTTTGGCTAACCCAATGCGCGGCGTGTCTCGCACTGTGGCTACCGATGGCTCTAGCTATCAATTCCGTGTGAAGACTGGCAATGCTGGTGCTGCATGGGGCTACACAATCCAGAACAACGGTTCAGCAACAACTGAAAACACTTCAATCTGGCAATTGGTTTTGCAAGACTTGAACGTGCAGTTCCCTATCCGTACTGCTGCTCTTGACGACATCGACGGTTTGGAAGCAAACGTGGTTGACGATATGTTGGCTGAATTTGCACAAGCCGAAGCTCTGTCAATGATTCAAAACAACGACCAAGGCTTGACCAGCTTGCCATACGGCGGCTCTAACGGTCTGCGCGGTTTGAACCAATACGCTGGCGCTGCTTCTAGCTACGCTGGTGGTTCTACTACTACTGCTGCTTTCGGTAGCTCTGGTACTGGTTCTACAAGCGGCCTGCACAGCTTGGCTACTTATGACCAGTTGACAACCAACGCCAACACTGTGGGTGCTGCAAACATCACTTACAAAGACGTTGTGAACTTCATCTACGCATTGCCACAACAATACTGGACTGACTCTGCTAAGTTCATCATCAACCCTGTGTTGTTGGCTCAAATCCGTGGCTTGACAGACGACAACGGCACTCCTGTGTTCGAGCGTATGTCTCCTCTGGAAACCAATGGCATCGTTGGTCGCTTGTTGGGCTTTGACGTTGTAGTGAACAAGTATTTGGACACTCCATCTCAAACCACCGCCGCATCTGCTGGTACAACTAGTTTGTACCCAATGTACTTCGGTGACTTCCAACGTGGTCACACCATCATTGACCGTTTGAACATGGTCATGCGCCGTTACGACCAGACAGCCCCCGGCTACATCACCTTCTTTGGTGAGAAGCGTTTGGCTACATCTGTGCGTGACCCATTTGCTATCGTGCGTTACCGCTCGACTGGCACTGCCGCCTGATAGTTGCCTTTGATGGGGAGTTCGCTCCCCATCTTTTTAACTTTCATTGGAAAAACTATGACCATCACTGAAAAAATCCTGAACGGCATTAAGCAAGCCATTACCGAAGGTGGCGCAGTCACCATTGACCTGAAAGAAGCCTCTGCAATCACTGGTTCTGGTTCAGGTGTTGGTGGTAATGTTGTGTTTGATGATGCCTTCGCCGCATTGCGTCAAGCAAACCCACTTCGTCAAGGCTCTCGTCAGATTGCTATCGACGGTTCCGACCTAATGTTGGTTGCCAAGACTGGTAACGCAGCAAACTCTACAAACCCTTGGGGTTACACATTTACACCGAACAGCGGTTCACCAGATGTCGATACGACAATTTGGCAATTGCCTGTTCGCGTCCTGTCTGCTCAATTGCCAATCCGCACAGCCGTTTTGTCTGATGTGAATGCTCTTGAGTCGTCAATCGTTGAAGACTTGGCCCTTGAGTTCGCGCAATTGGAAGGCGAATCAATGGTGTTGAACGATGACCAATCTGGTTCTTCGACAACATCCACTGGTGGCACAAACGGTCTTCGTGGTCTTGACAGCTACCCAACTGGCACTGTGAGCGCATACGGCACAAGCGGTACTGCAATCACAAACGGTCTGCATGAACTCGCTACCGTGTCTCTTGGCGGCTTGGCTGTGACCTATGACAAAGTTGTTGCAATGGCTGCTGGCCTGCCTGCTCAATATTGGTCTTTGGAAGGTACAGCTTGGCACATGAGTCCAGACATGATTCTGGCCTTGCGCGAGTTGAAAGACGACCAAGGTATGCCTTTGTTCTTGGAAGTTGGCGACTCTGACGGCGCTGCTGTTGGTCGCGTGTTTGGTTTCCCTGTGGTTCCAAACCCATACTTGTCTTCTGACTTCCCAATCTACTTGGCAAACTGGCCTCGCTTCTTGACCATCGCTGATGATGAGAAGATGAAGATTCAGATGTTTGACCAAACAGCCCCCGGCTTCATCACCATCTACGCCGAAAAGCGTGTGGTATCTTCTGTGCGTGACCCATTCGCGGGTATTCGCATGAGCGCAGCATAAGAGGTGACAAATGGCGGCTGATTCACAACTCGGTTACTTGAACTACGGCGGGGGAACCCGCAATCCGTTTAACTACGCAAAGACAGAGCAAATCAGTCGTGACATTGCTACCGCTTGGTTGACAATGGATGAAGTCACCAATCAGTTAAACCTGTTTGATGACACAAGCCAAGATGGTTATTTGGGAGGTCTTGAATTGGCCGTCCGAATGACCATTGAGGACTTCCTTGGTATGTCCATCTTTCCAACGTCATATCGTGTTTGGTACAACTCGGCTAGTCTGAATGGAACCCCGTTGACGTTGGACTTGCCAGAGGTAAGTCAGAATGCAAACCCATTGCTTTCTGGCGTGACCATCAATGCGGTCAAGTATTGGAACGACAACAACCCGCCTGAGTTAATCACGGTTGATGTCGGCCAGTATTACTACGACCCATCTGGCAACAAGGTTGTTGTGGCGAACTTGCCAACGAACCTCAATAGTTCGATGACATCGCCCGTGATTTGCGAGTACACAACAGCGGCAAACCCCTTGGCGGCTTACCCCGTAATTAAGCAGGCTGGTTTGCTGTTGTTGACTCACCTCTACAACAATCGTAGCGACACCACAGGTCCAATTCAGCACAACATCCCTTGGGGTGTTCAATGCTTGCTGCGTCCTTACAAACCATTGGTGATGTAAATGTCAATTGCACGTTTCGAGAACATTGCAATCAATAACCTCACTTTCTCTGAGAGTGGGTTTGGTGAAGGCGTGACAACTCAGACCAAATGGTTTGATACTCGCGCCCGTGTGTCGGATGTTGCAAACAGCGTCAGGATTGCTGACAAATATCGTCTGTACCAAGAGCTGACACAATTCACTCTGAACTACACGCCTAACATGAAACAAATCGTGGATGGCCAAGACCAATACTCAATTACTTGGCGAGGCCAAAGTTGGCGTATTACGGATGTGCGCGAAGCAAATGACCGCATGACCGTTATGTTCTTGTGCTACCGCAATGACCCTGTGACCGCAGTATGACGACTCAACTCAATCCAGTCCTGTACGGCAAAGCAATCCAATACCAATTGGCAAACATTGTCACGCCTATCCCTGTGTACTCTGCGTTCAATCGCTCATCTGCGAAACAACCGAAGTTCATCACATGGCAATTGCGTAATGTCCACCAACCCGTTTACACGGGCCAAACACAGGGGAACAAGGGCATCGACCGCCCTGTTTTCCAAATCTCCATCTTCACGACAGCAATCGAAGATGGTTTCACTATTTCCAATCAGGTACTACAATCCCTACACGGTTATAGTGGTCAATTTGGTAGTCCGACCGATGGGTTCTTCATTGCGAAGGCCGATGTGGTTTGGCTATACAACAGCTATGACAACGAGCAGAATATGGCGCAAGTCTTCTTGGACTGCACCATCGACGTTCCAGCATAAGACAGTTACATCAACTCTTTTCAAAGGAAATCAAAATGGCTCTCATCAATAAAGTCTTACCCGGTTACGTTGCAACCCTCTGGTGTCAAGATGACGCAACTCCAACTCCCCTCACTGATTCTCAGTTGAACACTTGGACTGCTCAAGTCGCTACTATCGTTGGCACTACCGCTGGTGGTACTGGTACTGCTGGCATCCAAATTCCAGTGGAAGCTGTGCCTGCATTCGGTGCTGACGATGCTGTTGCCGCTTACTCTGTGGCTGGCGCTCGTACTGGTGCAAAAATCACCACTCAAAACCAAGTGACATCTTTGGCTGTTACCGCTGCATGGAACCCTGCTGACACCGCTCAGTTGTTGATTCGTGATGACGGCTACAACGGCACAATCGTTCGCACATACGTTGTTGCTGTTTATGACGGCACTGACACTGTTGCTTACGCTTTCAACGGCATGATTGGTGGTATGTCTTGGGATATGTCTCCATCTGCCGAAGGCAAGTTCAACTTCACAATCCACCCCGTTGGTGGCAACAGCTACGGTTGGTCTAACAACACTTAATACGACACCACATGACAGTTACAGTAAAAGACAATAGCGACCTTCTGAACTTCCTCGTAACCCAAGCCGAGTCTCGCAAGGACTGGTTTGGGTTCGTTCAGCAACGCATCACTGCGGTCGCTTTGGCGCATGACATTGCTCGTCATCACGCCGATAAAATGACACCAGAACAAGTGGCTGCATACGCCCTTGAGCTGAACGAAGTCATTTACCACAAGATTATCAAAACCACACGATAGGACTCGAAATGAGCAAACTCGCATCTGCCTTTGGCAAGAAGTATGAGAGCGCGGTCGCGCAAATCCGAACAAAGACTTTCAGCATTGGCGGTCACGAATTTAAGGTTCGTGTTCCGTTGACGGCTGAAATGAACGCCCTCCAAGAGCGCATTGCAAAGGTCGATGAGGCCAAGTTGCAAGCTAAGTTTGAGGACATGACAAAGGAGCTTCGTAATGCGCCCCCTGCTGGCGTTGAAGTGACCGAAAACGATGTCATCATCGAAGGAAAATCCACCCGCGAATTAGCGAATGCTGTTCTAATGATGGAAAGTCGAGTGGTCGAGTACATCCGATTACTGATTCCTGTGAACGGAACCTTGGACGACATCACCTACGCAGAGATTGAGGAAGAATGGCCTCTGTCGGTGCAGATGGAGATTGTTGAGAAGGTGAGTGAGGCGATTCAGCCGGGCTACAAGGACACTCGAAAAAACTCCTAAGGGATAACCGTCAGCAAGCCCGAGCTTATGTTTGGGCGCATGGTGGTTGTCCCGACAACATACCATCGAATGAGATGCAGAACATTGAGATTATGTTCAGTGACGGAATCATAGGAAATAAGGCTGTTTTGTTGGCCTTGAGTACCTTGACCACTGGCAACCTCAATGCGAAGCTAAAACAGGGTGTTCCGCCTTTCACGATGAATCATGTGCTGCCATCGGCGCATGAGTACATCATTCCTCCATTGAGTGAGGAGGAGCAGCAAGAACAAGCCAACAATGCTCTCAAGGCATTCATGGCTTCTGCTCCGAAAGCTCCACCTAAAGTTACAGGGGCAGCGCAATGACACAAATCTTCAAGGCAGAAGGATTCGAGGAGCTTGAACAGCAACTCCTAGAACTTGCAGAGGGGTTCCGTGGCGACTTGGTGATGCGAAATACCGTCACCAAGGCCATAAATGCCGCTTTGCAGCCTGTCTTGGCTGATGTCATTTCTAGAGCGCCATACGACGAAAAGAACACTGGCCCAATCCATTTGAGAGATACAGCCAGACTTCACGCCAGAATCCCTACGGCTGGCGATAGGAAGTCTGAGTATGTGTCTGAAACCGATGCCGTGATTGGCGTTGTTTCGGTCAAAAAGAGCGCCGTTTCCCTCTCTCAAGAGTTTGGCAACGCCAGAACCGCAGCTCAACCTTTCT